CCAAGATGTGCAAATCATGCTGCGTTACGTTGACCAGTACCTAGACGATAGAACCAAGGCAGTCATTGAAGCGCGGTCGTGCTATCCAGCCGTCACATGGACGCAACTTGAACGCGAGTATGGCATCTCAAAGACTGCCCTGTACGACATCTATAAGCGCGGCGTCGGTCGCATCCGTATGCTGATGAGCAACCCCCTGACGGACACGCCCCTTGGAACCAACGATCAAGCGTCACGGTGACATGTGGCGCGTCTGCATTAACGGCATGTGCCGTGATCATGCACAAGACTGGCAGGCGCTTATCTTCTATCATCAGATGTTGAATCAATCAACCAATCCTGAATCTTTAATACGCGATCAACAGTCCATGAGTCCTGACGGCTGAACCACTCGCGCCATTCCTCACTACCTTTTCTGCGGTTGCAATTGCGGCACGCTGGCACCAGATTCGTTGTAACTGTAGCGCCGCCCTTATGGCGTGGCTTGACGTGGTCCAGCGTGTCGGCTAGCGCGCTGCAGTATGCGCACTGATGGCCCCATGCCTCAAAGATCTGCTGCCTGAATTGATGCTTTGCACTGCGCTTAGAAACGAGATTCGAGCCATCAATCGAGTGATCCACGCAATTCGGGGATTGGTAGCACCTGAAGACTTAACCCCAGGATGTGATCGTTGGACGGCGCTAACTCAGTGAGCCGCGCTGCAAAGTCGTCCGACACCTCTCCCGGATCATCGTTGTCACTCTCAACGACGATGGTGTACTCGATCTCTAGGACGTACTGCTTCATACGGTTGGCCGGCAGGTGATGTCAACGCCACCGCGTTTGCGTGGCTTCAGCGTAAGCCAGATCCCGCCTAGTGACTTAGGCATAACGATGCGCTCAATGGCCCAGCCGCCAGTGCCGCCAAACTCTTGCTTGTAGGTGCCGGTTTGCAGGTGCCAGCGCTGCTCAATCCATGCCTTGCCGTTGTCAGCAATCCTGTAGCACGGATGCGCGACAATGCTGCGCTCATGGTTATGGCCATTGACAATCACATCCGCATCCGGTGCGATGCTTGCATACCGGCCTCCACCCATGGTGCCTTTGGTGATGATGCCGCCCCATGCGCCGTGATGGAAGAACAAAGTACACCGCCTGACGGCTTCATTCTCGCCACGATAGAACACAAACCGCACAAACCCTTGATAGCCCATGTGCTCAGTGACAGCACCATCATTGCGCATGAGTCGTACCACGTTCTCTAGCGGGTCGATCTCTTGGTTGTTGAGCACGGCGGTTTCGTGGTTACCGTCACCCATCATCAGGATCATGTCGCCGTATGGCTTCAGCAGATCTGCTGATTCACGAAATACTAAGTCAAAGTAGTTGCCGCCTAGGTGCTCTGGCCTAATGTCACCCTTACTGCCGCGGCGGTCTTTCTTGCCTTGCATCAGGCACAGCACATCACCAAAAAACAACGCATGACCGTTGGCATCACGGCATTCAGCTAAGTGCTGCAGTAGCAGTTTGCGGTTGCATTTTGGATTGTCAAGGTGTATATCTGACGCGAGCAGGAATGTTGATTCTTCTTTGTGGCTGCTGTACGGTATCCGTATCTCTATCAATTCTGGCGATAGCCGTTTTGCGCTGATCGCCATGCCGTGTGTAGCGGCTTACACCAGTAGTCTAATAGTCCCAGCGCACGCGAGGCCGGCCTTTGCGGACGCCAAGGTGCACGAACCCTTTAGGTGCGCCGTATCCAACGCTGTAGGGCCAGTTCTTGTCGCACCATGCCTGGACTGCGTTGATGTCGGCGCCTTGGATGTAAAAGTCCACTGCACCGACGCTTGGTGCGTCATATAGGTGCTCGCTGCTGCTGGCACCGCCGACTGAGCGGTTGATCGCTGCTGGCCTGTAGCCGCTGGTGATCACCACTGGCTTGCCGCCGAACGCGCCGCGCACCCGCTCGAGGAACGCCGCCAGCTCGGCTGCGGTGTCGACTTGGTACTGGTAGTCAAAGCGCCGCGCCTCCTGCCCGAGTGCAAACTCGCCTAGGGTGATGTGTGGCGTGATCCGTGCCGTGAACAGGCTGCTCGGTGTCAGCTTGGCGGTTTGCTGCTCAACGCCCCACAGCCGACCCTCAGCCTGGCGTCGGCGCAACAGGCCGGCTTCGACATTGGTGCCAGGGTTGCGGTACAGCAGCAGCGCGTCGGGCACCGCTACCCAGTCCTTGTCCTTCAGGCACTTGCTGATCGTCTCGAATCCAGTGGTGCCGTAGAAGCCGCTGCCTAGGTTGTAGGCGAAACTGATCAGCGCAGACTGCTTGTCGCCGGACATGGCATTCCAGAACGGCACGGTCGCCCGCAGTTTCTCGGCGACACGTTCGATCTCAAGGTCCAGCAACTTGCCAGCGTCGATGACGGTGATCTTATCGCCGCGCTGCACCTTGCGGCCATCGCTGTATCTGGTGGTGCCATAGCCAATGGTCCATGGCTCACAGCCGCTGAGCGGATCGGGATAGGCCGATAGGTGGCAGCCCTCGAACTCCTTGATCAGCTTGACGGCTGCATCGTAGTTGTGCACCTTACCGCCTTGACTCCATGTTTGGAACCACGGCTGATCCCTATTAAACAAATCAGGCGCAACCTTTAACAGCTCAGCTTCCAATTCAACGATCGCCGCCTGTTGATGCGGCAGCGCCTTCCAGTACCGGAACAGGTCGCTGGGTTTGATCGGTGCTTTAGCCACGCTTGGGGAACATCAACTTAAGGGCCTGCAGCAGAAGCTGAATCCAGCTATTGGACTTGAGTGGCGTCAGTGCGATGATCTCGCTGCCAGCAGCAAGAACGATGGCGACAACGGCAACAGTCTGGGCGTCCATGGTCAGCGGTGTGGTCGTGCCTCAAGCGTAGCGACACGTTGCTCGACGCCATTGAGCCGCTTGAACGTCTCCTGACGATCGGTGCGGATGTCGGTGTGCATAACCTCAAGCTGCGTGGCGATGTGTTCCACTGCAGCGGTGAGTCTGATCACTGCCTCACGGGCTTCATCGTTGCGACGGCTGAACCCCATGGCGCCCATAGCCGCCACGCTGATGGATGCACCCGCAACAGCAGCGATCAGCTCGATCATGCCACTAGTCTAAGCAGCCCAGGGCAGCCCGCTGGCTTTGCTGGGATGGCGCTGCTCATCGAGTTGGCTTTGCAGTGCTGCCTCGATCTGCTCAACGTCGAGTCGTTCCTTGACCCAGCCGACGACGATCTCCTCGGTGAGATCAGCGAAGGGGATCAGCTCGCCTTCAGGCCGCTCAAAGCCCAGCGAGCCATAGGCGCCGGCCTTGTAGGTGCCGTCGTTGGCGTCGATTGTGTAGTGAGCCGTGAAGACGTAGCCGTCTGCGGTCTCGCGCTCCAGTTGAGCGATGTGCCAGGTAAAAACGGTGTCGGACATGGGTAGTGAATGTAGTGGTTAGCAGAGAGTAGGGTTACTGGGTCTAGCGAACCAACCATTCTTCAACGAAATCGCTGATGTCTCGCATCTTGATCCAACGGCTGCCGGTGGGTTGACCTTTGCGGATGCGAAGTTTGCCCATCAGACCGACACAATCCCACTCGGGACGTTGTTCGCGGGGGGTGTATTCCTGATTAGGGTCGTAGGCGGGATTCAGCTTGCGGCGCTGTTGGATGACGGTGTTTCCGTCTTCATCCTCGACTTCGTAGTCTTCTTGGATGTAGGTTCCGTAGTCGTCGCGAAGATACTTTCCGCTCCATTTGTTCCAAGCAGCATCACCAACCACGCTGGGGTTGCCGGAGATCACACCGATTGGGTCTTCGCCAGCAGCGGCAGGGCGGATCTTGTCACCATCTAGCACCACAGAAATACCACGGCGATCTTCTTCATCAGGATTGCTATCGCTCCATTCAAAGTATTCGGCATAGTCGGCACCGCCTCCGGTCCAGGCGCCATCGCAGTATCCATTTCCGTCTCCCTGAAGATTAAATTCTCTATCCCCACCGTTATCAGAATAAGCCGACAATAAACTATATGCGCTGGTTGCTGCACGCGAAGATTGAATGTAAGTAACTATGCTTGCATAGGAAGCATCAGCAGCAGTAATAACCAACCCAAGACCACTGCCAGATCTGTAAAACTCATGGTATGAGAATCCGCCACCTTCAACATAAGCATTTGCATTTGTAAATTTTGAGTATCCTGAATTGTTAATCCTCATCCTCTCCGTCGGAGAAGACGCCCCATCGGCCGTAGTGGAGAACACTAGGCGGCCTGGCATGTCGTTGGCGCCGGGGGTGCCGTCTACTTCAGACTTGATGTACGCCGTTTCGACAAATTCGCTTCCATCGTTACCCTGGAATGAAATGTATCCAGTAATATCGCCACTTTGAACAATCGTATTGCTTCCTACGGAGCCACCACGTCCCTTGCCGAGAACAATTGTTCCCGCGTCGTAAGAGTTGCTTCCAGTGGAAACAAGTCCAAGAGAAGCGGTTTGATAAGTTGTTCCTTCGACTTGAATACTCGTAGTCGCTACCGTATTAAAGAAATTGGCACGCGCAGTAGACGTGCCAACTAACAGGCGGCCGGAGCTGTCGATGCGAACCGCCTCGACGAATGCGCCAGTGCGGAACTTAATTGGGCTTCCGTCAATACTTAGCTCAGATGCATTCCCGACGTTGACTGCCTGGAGATACCCAACATTTCCTGTTGTGCCGATGCTCACGTTATATGCGCTTGAGGAATCTGAGTAATACCCGAGTGCTCGAATACCACCCCCACTTATCCTTGTGTTTCCATTGACATCAAGAGTCGCGCTGGGCGCAGTAGTGCCAATCCCTACGTTGCCTGCGGAGTCAACAAACAATCGCGCCGTGCCGCCCGTGCTGATCGCAACCTGATCCGCGCCAGGCCGGTAGATGCCTGTATTGGGGTCGCTCTCAAAGCCAATGCCAGGCGCTGCCGCGGTGCCATCTGGTGCGCCGCGGAGCAGTTCTTCGATCGTGATGCGTTTGTTCTTGTTGGCGGCTGATGCCTCGCTGATGTCAACGATCGGCAGGTAGTCGCCTGCAGCAGGCGCCGTAAGCGCTGTCAGGTCAGAGATCTTACGGTCGGCCATGTGCTATCAGGACTCGTACACTATGTTAACGGTACCAGCATCGAAGGTATCTGGCGTGCTAGTGCTAGTCAACCGCACTTGTGTCAGCACTGCACCCAGGGTGGCATCACCGGCACCATAGGTGCTGACCGTGGTGCCTGAAACTGCAGCGCGCTTTATGTTTGACGTATAAACCCAATTGTTGCCGTCAACCCTGATCATGTGCACTATGCCTGAGTTCAGATATGTGCTGGCATTTCCAGGTTGCAAAAGAAAGCCAGCGCTGCTGTATTGGCTGACCGTTCCTGTCACTGCCTCCGAGTTGGAGTTGTAACCGCTTGTGACAAAACCGCTAGCGGTGCCAAGCTGAACGATTAGCTCATTGCTGCCGTTAGTGCTGACGCCATAGAGCATCATGGTGATCCGGTTGGCCCAGCTTGGGATGCTGCCAAATGTGATCGCCGTGCCAGACGTGGATGCCTGAGCGGTTGCGCGTCGAGTTTTTTTGAGGCCGAGGTTAACTAGGCTTGCATCGCCAACCTCAATGTAATCTGTGCCGCCACCGTTGCCGATATACAAAGCATGATCATCTGAATCGACGTACCACTGATAGGCAAACTTGCTGGCCGGCTGCCCTGATCCACTGTTGTTGGTGCGGATCGCCGCCAACGCATCATTAAGGTCAGCGCGAAATGCTGCACCAGCCAGGTTGGCAATGTTGTAGTCATGTTGCGCCATTAGGTGATCTCCTTGCCGTAACCAACGGCGGTGTATTGGAAGTTGCGTGCGACTGGCTTGTCGCTGTTGTCCTGGATCACAAGATCAACGCCAGTGCGCGATAACGTGTCCAGTGTATAGTAGTCGCCGCTATCTGCGTTGAAGATGGTGATTCCCATCGTAGGCGACTGGTAGAAGTTGTCAACGAAGTCGATCAGGAACGGTCCAGCAGCAGTGCCGGTGCCGGTGCCCGGTCCAGTTGCGGTGAACTTGGTGCCAGGGTTGTTGTTGGCCGCGCCGATCAACGTGAAGTTCGTCGTGCCTGCGGCCACGATGGTATAGTCCCTGCCAGCCTGGATTTCTGCTGCTGCGTTCAGTGTGTCGCTTACGTCTGAGATCTCGGCACGCTGCTGCATCTCGACTGTAACGCCGACATCAGTAATCAATATGTTCTGCGATGGGTCGATGGTTGTTGCGACCACCTTGAACTGGAATGCACGACCTCGGACCGTTGCGTTGGCGAACTCGCGCCATTCGCCCCAGGCTGGCGACCCCGACGGGTTGTCGGTCGTGCTGCGGACATACATCGACGCATTCGGGCCATCGGGCGCAGCATCGTCGATCAGACCCCAGTCGTCGATGTAAAGCGTTTTGTCATCAATCAAGGCGCCGGCCGCCAGCGTGGTGAACTCAAGCGTCCGTCTGATGTTGATGTCGTAGACCTGGGTCAGGTCAAGCGTGTCACCCAGCTCGTAGGTACCTGCCGGCAGGATGTCGCCGATGCTGTCGATTGAGCCAAGGTCGTCCCAGGTGCCCATGTCATCCACCAGCACCGTGCCCGCCAGCAAGATGCCCTCGGATTCGGCCGAGTAGAACATGCCGGTGAAGGTGCCATCAAACGGCGGATGTGTGTAGGTCTGGACGATCAGCCGCGGCAATGGCGTCGGCAGGTCGACAATGATTGCGGACGCCGTGCTGCTGCGGTTGCCGGTGTCGTCCTCGAACTTGAGCAGATAGGTCCCCTCCAGCAATGGCACCTGCTTCTGGGTCTGGCCACCGGCCGCCGCGGCAACGATCTCCTGCGCATTTTCCCACGATGCACCGGTCAGCACCGGTTGGTGCCGGATCAGAACCTTGCCGTTCAAGATCACATCCAGCTCTTGGCTGCGGTTCCAACTGATGACGGCCGAGGCCTCATCGATCGCAACCAGGCTGAGGCCAGTGGGCGACGCTGGGGGAGCCGTCTTGCCCAGGGCGGTGATGGTATTGGTGGCGGGCGACGATGAGCGAAGGTTGGTGGGGCTGACGCTGTAGACCTCGATCTGATAGACGCCTGGCGTGGTGTCGAGGATCTCGTAGTCAGGTCGCTGAACAGTCAAATCAGTCCAGTTGTTGTCCTCCAGTCGGTACCTAAACCTGTAGGTGCCAATGCCATCGACTGGAACCCAACTGATCACCAGCTTTGACTGGACGACGCCGTTGTTGTCGTAGAGCGCTTCAGTTGCCGTGACCCCAGTTGGCGCCGGAGGAATGACGTTAAGGTTTGTGACATCACGCTCTTGCAGCGGTTGACTGCGCTCGATGTAGTCGTACTTGCTGCTGTTGTACGCCATCGCAGTGATGCTGTACTGCGCTTGGTCTTGCTCGGTGATGCCGATCACGCGCCAGGTGGAGGCTTCGATGTCAGCGGTTTGATAGATCCAAATGCTGTTTGGGTTAGGCGCTGCTGAATAGGCGCTGCTGACCGTGATCACACTGCCGACGATGGATGACACCGTTTTGGATTCAACCGCACCGGTTGGCAGGATCACCGACAGCGTCGGGCTGGTCCCGAGCACCAAGCCAGTGGCACTGTCGACGGTGATTGCTGTTGTCGTTGCGGAGGTGATCCGCCCACCACGGCGCTCGGAGCTGCGGGTGGGATCGGAGACCTCGATCACCTGCCCCGGGCGCACCACCACACCGGCATCGATGGATGTCGTGAAGCTGATCACCTCGCCTTCGTAGCGGTTGGTGTAGAGCAACCACTCGCCAAGCCTCCGTGCTTGCTTCCGGCTGGTGCAGGCAAAGGCGCTCAGTTCTGTGGTGATCACGCCAAAGCGGTTGATCCCGTCGCGGTCCTCGACCACTTCCTTGGCGATGTCCCGCAGCTCCAGATCCAAGTAGCTGACCACAGCTACCGTCGGCTTGGACTTGAGACTGGCGCCTTCGTAACTGAAGCCTTCGGGGGTGATGTTTGCCAGTGTGAATAGGTACGCCGGATCTTGCGGCTTGTCTTGATTGATTGTCAGTGCGCCCGCAGACCAATATGGCATCACTCGGAATACCGAGCACATGTCACTGATCAGCTTGTACGCTTCCTCTGCTGTTTGGATATTAACGTTGCAGGAGAATCTAGGCTCGCCGTCAACTTGCTCCGAGCAGTATTGCGATGCGGCGTAGAAAGCGAACTTGTCAAGCTGCGCAGCAGTGATGTGATCGCCAAATCCATAGCGAGTGCTGGTCAGCAGATCCCATAGAATCCAAGCTGGATCCGTGGTCCACTGAGCGGCTCCAAAGGTGCCGTCCCACGCGCCAGAGTATGTGATGCTGCCATCGACGGCGCTGATCGTGCCATTGCTAGGGATCAACACCTTGATGCCGCGCACCAGATAGCTGCGGGCCGGGATGTTGCTGAACTGCTCAGCGTCAACGCGAATGCCGATGAGGGCGCTGTTGCCGTAGCGCAACTTGGCGCGGGTGATTTCGGTGTAGCTGGTCCACTGAAACGCGTTGCTGACTTTCGCGCTTGTGGAGTCCGGCGTGATGCGTGAGACGCGGATGTTGACCGGGAATGCACCATCAAGCTCGATCTCGTAATCGCGCTGATACTTGTCAGCAGATCGCCCCTTGATGGTGCCATTAAGGCCGTTCACCTTGGTTTCAAATCCGCCGCCGGCATATTGAACCTCAATCTTCAACTCAAAGCTCTGGCCGACGATGTCGCCTTGGTTGTTGAAGGCCTGGAGTTGCGGCACCGAGATGGTGATCCGCACCGCGTCAATGCTGTTGTCGGTGATCGTGCGAACGACAGGCGTGTCCTTTTCGACGGTGACGCCAACTGGGATTTCGTTTGCAGGCCCAGAGCCGAACGGAATTGGCTGCTGCACTGTTGAACCAGTGCCAGTGCGCTCATGCCATTCGACATTCTTAAAATTAAACTCACCGCTTTCATTAACTAACGGTGTGTTATCCAAAAAGATAGATTTCGCGCCATCCTTCAAGCCATAGATCTCGCCTTCGCTGATTAGGTCGATGACCTCGGCGTACTGCGTTGAAATCAGGTTGTCTTTGGCTTCCGATGGCGACCGGCCACCACTTGCGCCGCCTTTGCCGCCGATCATGCCTTCACCTGCACGGTGTCAATGCCAGCGCTGACTACCACGCTACCGACTAGGGTCTCGCCGTAGACAATCGGAACCGGCACGCCCTGACGGCTGGTGTTCTGCACACCGCTAAAGCTATAGCTCTTGCGCGGGTCGTTGGCGCCGTCATTGCCGAGCGATAGCTGGGGAGTTGGCGTCAGCAGTCCAGCCACACCACCAAGGGTCATAAATAAGCCAATGCTTGCGACTAGGCCCTTCACCGCAATCGGCGCCGACAATCCAAGCGTGCCAATCGCAGCAGCGCCTGGAATGAAGAACGAGCCGATAACCAGTGCAACTCCCAGCAAGATTTGGCCCACATCTCCGCCAGCGCCGCCGATCACGGGGATGATGCGAATCTCCTGTTGCCCGGCTGGATGGTGCAGGTCATCAAGCGTCAGGCCAAAGCCGCCAACCGTGACGCGGTAGTACTGGGCGCTCATGTGCCGCTCCAGCCATGGAAAATTGACCAGCAGAAATCGGATGGCCTCGGCGGCACTGCTAACGGCTGCCTTGAACGTGCGTTGTCCAAGCAGCTTGGCAAGATGGCCGTAGACCCGAATCGTCTGCATATCTCAGTTTAAGCCCTGTGCACTTCTGCAACCAGCCACCATAGATGTCGCGGCTGCTTAGTCGATTGCGCAGTTGATGCAAGACCAATTGATCGTCGATGTAAACACCACAATGATTAAGGCCGCGGTTGCCGATCTGAAATAGCAACAGGTCGCCGTATTCAAGGCTTTCATCCGGCAGTAGTTGCCGGAACCCGGTCGACTCCCAGCAGTCGGCGAACATCGGCTGCTGTTCGAACTGCTCGGCCGTTGGCGGCCGCGGCCAATCCCGCAGCACCAGACCATGATGCTCGTACCAGTCCCGGGCCAGGCTCCAGCAATCGGTCACGCCCCACACCCAGCGGCGGCCAACCAGCGGCGGCCGGTAGCCGCACGGCAGCAGCTCATCACTCCACTCACCGGTTGACGGCGACACGATGAACCAGGGCAGCCCGCTGCGCTCGATCGCGGTGCGGTCCACCTCGCTGGGTGCCGGTGGTGTGTGCGGGTGGCTGTGGACCACGGCCAGGATTTCGCCGGCATCCTCGGCCGCGGCGAAGTCGATCGGGTCGAGCACGAACAGCTCGTCGCCGCTGCCGATGTTCTTGCAGGGCCAGTAGCGCTCCTTGCCTTTGACCACCACGAGCAACCCACAGGCTTCGCGTGGGTATTCAGCACGGGCGTGCTCCAGTGCAGCGTCGCGCCAGGTCATGTGTAATAGGAGCCAACGCCTGGGAATGCGCCGAACGGTAGGACGCCCTGGTCGCGCAGGGTGTAGTTCCTACTGGGCGGCGAGAACGTGTAGGTCTGCGACGACTGCGCTGGGATCGTGTAAAACTCGAAGGTCCCGCTGTTTCCCGTGACAGTAGCCGCATAGGTCGTCTGCACCCATGACGAATAAAAGTACTCCGCATCAGCATTGGTGTAGATCGCGCTCACCTTTGCGTTGGCGGTAGATGGGATGCCCGGGCCGACGATGAATTGACCTACTGCGATGCCGGTGGTGCTGTTGACCGTGATCACGGTGCCTACCACTTCGCCGCTGTCGTCTCGGCCGCGACCGTAATAGCTCTCGCTGGAGTCGATGTATCCGGTGGTGCTAGCAGCCGCTGCGCCCTTGATCAGGTTCCAGTCCACTGCCTGTCCCAGGGTGATCGTCGTGCCAGCGATCGCAGTGATGACCGTGCCAGTGCCGATATTGAGACCAGACACCGTCATGCCAACACTGAGTCCCGTTGCGCTGGCAACGATGATCTGCGTCCGGTTGGTCTGAAGAGTGCCGGTGGTGGTGACGTTGGTGGTGGCAGTTGCAGCCGCGCTCATTGTGATCGTGTTCCCGGCCACGCTGACCACGGTCGTGGATGCCGGAACACCAAAGCCACGCACCGGCGAGCCGGCTTCAACGGTGGTGGCCGTATCGAGCACCAGCGCGGTGCTGCCTGTGGTCACCGTGCCGGCCCTGACGACCTGGTCGAACCGCAACCGGCAACTGTCCAATCGCTTGCCGCACACGTCCTCGGCAAGGGTTGCAACAGCTTGATCATTCTCGTTGTAGTACGCGTTGCCGTTGTAGCTGCACTCGGCCGAACGGTACTCCCACTGACAGAAGCTGCTGATGCACTGACGCTTGGGCGCTCTGACGCCAGCTAGGTCGAATGATGCCGCCAGCTCAAACTCGATCGCATCACGCGTCTCTGTCGCCTTACGGTCGATGTAATAAATCTCCCGCGGAAACTCAGCCGTCGGATCCGGGCTATAAGGGCTGATCCCATCGGGCCAATTGGCGGCATCTAAGTAACGCAACAGTGTGCGGATGCGGGTCACCTTGGCGCCTTCGATGCCGCGTGGCAGCGTCAGGATTAAGGCAGTGATGGTGCCCAGCAGATTGCTGATCCGCAACTTTGGCCTTGGAAGTTGACCGGTGCCGCTGTATTCAAAGCCATCGGCCTCAAGCGGAAATCTGGTATAGGCGCTACCGGCCCACACCACATCAAAGTAGTCAAGCTGATCCAGCTTGAACTTGTCGCCATCTTCCAGCAACAAATCATCGCCATCTTCCAGCAGCAGGAATCCTGGTGTGTTAGCATTGGCGCCGGCATGAAACCGATAGGTTTCGTTAACACCATGCTGAGCGGTGTTCAGCTCCAACTCAAACAGCTCAATGACCGCGCCAGGGTTGATCTCCTGCAGCGCTGAGACCGGTACAGCCATCAGGGTTCAAATACTTGCCGGAACGTGGCAGTGATCACCGCCCTGCCGGTGTACGGGATCGACTTGGTCCAGCTACTGCACACCCACTTGTAGGACGTTGCTTCGTCTGGCGGCGTCCAGTCAAAGGAAGCGCCATCAGCAGCGCGAGCATCAAGGAAGGTCTCAATCGTATCCGCATTGGCTTCAGTGATGTTATTCCAGGTCAGTGACCACTCTTTTGGGTTTTGATTCCTGCCAAAGGTCAACCGGTGCTCGTAGCCATCGCCGAACTGCACAACCCGTTGCCGTGGTGTGCTGCGCTTTTCAGCGCCATAGGCAGGTGTGATCGCTGGAAAGGTGGCCATTATGCGAGCAATCCTCCGGGGCGCTTCTGCTTGACGATCTCTTGCTGCACTGCGACAGACACGATCCTGCCAAGCTGGTTGGCCCGCTGGTCATCACCTTGCACGCTACTGCCGCTGGCATCGACGTTGACGACCACATTAACGCCACCGCCAAAGCTGCCGGTCGGTGCGATGCCGCCGCTACGACCTGGCATGAACAGCTCAGGACCGCGCTCGCCAACCAGGTACGGCTGACCAGCGCGGACACTGCCGCCCATGGCGCGTCCCAGCAGCGATGGCATGGAGAACACATTTGGATTAAATCCAACACCAGGAGCAAAACCGCTCACAGCCTTGGCCGGGTTAAGGATGCTGCTGATCGCGTTGATTGCCTTTTGAATGACGAACACTCGCAACAGTTGATTGGCGATGTCGATCAACACTCCAGACGCAATACGCCGCAAGCTGCTGCCAAAGTCCTCGCTGCCTTGGATCAACGCATTGAACGCGGATGTCATGCCATCACCGACCGTGCCAGCGATGCCATCAGCTAATGTCTTCTGTTGTTTTTGCTGCTCGGTCAACTGAACAGTAAAGTCGAGTGCCCTGCTATAGCCTGCCGCCATATCGGCAATTCGCTCAACGATGGTCGGCAGTGTGACTTTTGCTTCGGATTCGTTAATCTCTTTCAGCGTTTTGGCGTATTCAACAACAGCCGCCATGATCTGAGCCTTGCGTTCATTGGGTCCGATCTCTTGCTTTGAAATCTCAAACAACGCAAGCTGCTTGGTGTAATAAGCCTCTTGCTGTTTATTTTGCGTTTGCTGCGCAATACCAAGCCGCAGCCGCAACTCCAGTTCTTGCGCTGTGATGTCTTTAATTGCTTTAACTTGCTCAGCGGCAGACTTACCGCCAGATCTGCCGCCACCACCACCGCCTCCAGTCCCTGCGCCTAAAGGTGGAACACCTGTAGGCATTTGAGGAGCGCGGGCCTGTGATTTTATTTGCCCCGTCTGGAATCCATAAGACTCGATTAAATCGCGTTCTCGTTGTGCAGCAACTTGTTGAAATTGACGATTGCGCTCAAATGGATCACGGATGCGACGCAAGTTTACAATTCTCTCGGCTTCCCTCTGCGCTTGATCTAAAATGCCTTTGCGCTGAGACTGTCCAAGTCCAAACCCTTTAGCCCTAGCGCCAGTTGCTATGAGTTGATTGATTGCATTGACGGCAAAAATCGCCTCATTGAGCACTGCTTTGATCGCTGGTGATAGTGCAGAACCTACGCTGCGCGCCAATCCCTCGATCCCATCTTGTAGCGTAGATAATCGACCATTCAACGTGTCACTCTGCGCAATAGCACCATTGGCATACTTGCCGCCAGCGCTGGTCAATCGCTGCAGCGCTACCTCAACAGCTTTGGCGCTGATCTGACCTTTGCTCAGAGCCTTGGAGAACTCCTCGCCGGTCATCCCATACATCTTGCGCAGCTCTTGCTGCAGCGCAATGCCGCGCTCTTGGAACTGCAGCAGCTCCTCGCCCTGGAGCCTGCCCTTAGATATGACCTGTCCGTAGGCAGTGGTCAGCTCGCCAAGGTTCGCGCCGGTTGCTCCAGCAGCGTCACCTAAGCGGCTTGTCGTTTCAACGATCTTGCTGGTTTCAACTCCAAATGCCTGTAGTCGCTTTGCCGCGTCGATCAGCTCACTGCTTGTGAATGGCGTTACTGCCCCAAGTTGCTGCAGTTCTTGAATGATCTGCTTTGCTTGTTGCGCGCTGCCGGTCAATACCTGCAAGCTGCGGGTTTGGCTCTCAATCTCCGCCGTCTTGACAAAGACAAAGCGCGCCGCCTGGATGGCTGTAAAAGCGCCGGCGAGTTTGCCGATGGTGCCTTGTAACTTGCTGATTGCAGAGTCAGTCTGAGCTGACGCCCGGTTGACATCACGCAGCGCGTTAACCGCCTGCCGCGAGTCAACCCTTAGCTCGACGTTTGAGACTGCCATGGCACCATTCTACCGAGGTCGTGCCTTGTCCTCGCGTTCTTTTCTGGTCTGGTAGTACGCCGCAAAATGCACGAACTCAGCGTCGGTCAGCTCAGTCCGCAACCGGCTGACCGTCATGCCTAGTTCAGTAGCCAGGAAGAACTCGAAGAAGAGCCAGTTATCCTGGCTCAGTCTTTTTTTGCTTCCTCTAGACCAGCATCATCACCAAGACCGAACAGGAACAGCTCCAACTCATTCAGCACGCGCTCGGGCAGCTCGCGTTGCAGCTTGGCTGCATCAGCCGGCGCGAATGCCTTGGTGCCGTTCTCCAGCTCAGCAATCTGGCACAGCATCTGGGTACTGACCTCCAGCGCCTCATCGGATCCTGCCAGCGCTGTTGCGCGCTTACGGTCTGCGCGGGTGATCGGCTTGAAGTAAAGATCCAGCACCGTATCACCAGCATCATTCTTGATGCTGAACTTACGGCGCTGGTTCAGGTCAAATGCACCGGCGAGCAGATCAACCGGGCGTTGCGTGGCAGGCATCAGATGCTAAGCGTGAGGGTTCCGCTGGAGACGAAGTTGATCGTGATGATCTCGATCTCGCCAACAGTAGCTGAGTACTCGGTGCTTGTCACCACGATGGTGCCGGTGATCTTCTTGCCGCCGGTCTCGTCCAGATACAGCTCAACCGCTGCATCGGCTTCATCGGTGGTTTGGTTGGCATCCTTGATCAGGTCCAGCTTGTCACCCGATCCAGGGGCGTCGTACATCACCTCGATGGTGCCTGATCCACTGATCAGGCCGCCGATGTTGGCACGGTAGGTGGCGCCATGAGCGGTGGCGTCGTAGGACTCCTTTTCAACGGTCATCGACCATGACCGCACTGCAGCGATCTCAGACAGACCGCCGCTGCCAGCCTTGTCAAAAAAGACTGTCCCTTGTTGCCCGCGATAAAAAGCCATGATCAGATGTCGAGGGTGATGGTTCCGTTGGTCACGAAGTTGACCGTGATCACTTCGATCTCGCCCACTGTTGCAGAGTACTCAGCCGATGTGATCACACCGTCAAAGCTGATTTTCTTGGTGCCGCTTGTATCCAGGAACAGCTCGAACAGTGCCTCACCTTGATCGGTAACGGTGTTGGCGTGCTCGATGAACACGTTGGTCTCGTCAGCGCTGCTGGCGGTGTACATCAGCTCGCAGGTGCCGCTGCCACTGATCAGACCACCTACGTTCGCCCGATAGGTTGCGCCCAGGGCGGTGGTGTCGAGTGATTCCTTCTCGACGGTCAGCGACCAGGAGCGGGTGCTGGTAATGGTGACGCCGGTAGCGCCAGCATCGTCAAACTTGACGCTGCCTTGCTGCCCTCGGTAAAAAGCCATGGCTAGAGATCCTCGAAGGTTTCAAAGGTCAGTCTGACCTGTGTTTGGAAGAAACCCTCCGGTGCTGGCGCAGCCACTACCTCGGGTCCGATCGGCGGGTCAAAATGAACACCGCTGACTATGACCCTATTGTAAAGGTCCCTGATCCGTTTGCCGATCGTTAGGTTAGCGCCAGGACCAACACCTAACGGCGTGAAGATGTTGATTGCGATGACGCCAATAATGCTGTTGCTGCTGCCGGTAGTGCCACCAAGGGTTAGGTACTCATTAGCGCCAAAGCTGACAAGGCACTGCACCCATGAGCTATTGGGCGTCGGCACATAGGGTTGGTTGTGGAAGACAACGGGCAAGGTGCTGCCCAGCGAGCTAACCACTGTGACATTGCCACTGGTTGTCAACGCACCGGCGGCAGTCACGGTAAAAGAGTTGGTTGCTGTGGTGACCACAGTGAACGTGCCGTCAACGCCGCCGCCGGATGTGTAGTCCAACGTCAGAGATTGGCCGACGTAGTAGCCGTGCGCAGTGGCGTTGATCGTAACGACAGTGCCGGTTTGGGTGTATGTCGTCGTGAGGCTGGTCAACTCACCCGTTAATCGTGCCTCAATGATGGCGCGGACGGTGTTGAGGTTTACAGCAGCCATCAGCCTTGCCTCCTGATGCGCTCCCAGTTGGTATCAACAAAGCGCTGCATCTCGCGAGCGGTAAGGTCTACCCATCCTGCTGGTGCTTGCGAGCTGTGACCTTGGGCCAGTGATTCGGCATAGGGCAGGTTGTTGTGCACGCTGTAGACATTGCCCAGCTTTTCAAACGTTGGCGTGTAGTTCACGCCACGAGCCAATGGCGGCGCTGGGCTTGATGGTGGCGATGTGCGCGTCTTGCTGCTTGGATTGGAGGGTTGCTGCGGCCCAGCATCGTATATGCCTGTGGTGTTCTGGCCAATTTGCCAGCTAAACCGAAACCGGCCAGTGTCTACCGGGCTGCGCTCTTTGAGCTTGCGATCGGTTGCCAGCACTGTTGCACGCAGCAATTGCTCGACCTGCCGCTCGCAGTAATTGCCAATATCGCGGATGGGCAGGTTGCTCATGCTCTTAGGATCAGCTCGTAGGTGATCGCGGTGTTGTCCTGCTCGATCGTGGTCACGCGGATGATCTGATGCACCACGCTGCTGATCAGCACCTTGTCAACCGTGGTCGGCGCCTGCGCTAGGTCAAATGCAGCGACGATCAGCTTCTTGTCACCAGCCTGCACTAGTTCGTTCACCTCGCGTGCGTTGACCTGATCCAGTACGCCCTGAACCGCTGCATCGCTAGTGGTCTCGGTGATCGCACCTGTCGTGGTGTTGTAGGCGCCAGCAGCCACCGTGCGGATGGTCACAGCACCGCCAAGCTCTGCCATCAGCTTGCTAGCAACCTTCCGCAGCGGCTTGGCTAGGCTCATGCAGCCTCCAGTTGCATCTTGTCGCCGTCTTCGTACAGCAGCCGGTCAAGGTCCTCTGTAGCGATGAACTCCAGGACCTGCGTGCCGATCGTTGGCGCCAGCTTCAGCTCACCGTCAAGTCCGATGATGAACGTATCATTGCCGTAGATCTGCAACAGGTCGATGCCTTGCAGGATCTGACCAGTGGCAACATCTAGGCGCGTCATCGTCAGCTCCTGGTAACGGTCAGCAGATTGTCGTTGGCGTCGTAGGTCATGGTCAGCGTGGCAACCAGCTTGCCGCCGGATCCGCCGCGGTAGTACTCGACCTCAGTCAGGTTGCCGCTGCCGTCGTAGGTATTGCTGATGTAGTCATGCGTCGGGATCTCAAGCCCTGCGCGCATCACTGCATCACCACCGCCTAGGAAATAGGTCATGACCGTCGGATTGCGATGTTGCCAGGTCCACTAATTCTAAGCCCTGTCAGGTAACGCTCCATCAACGGCGGCACCTTATCGGCACCCACGGCGCCGTAGCCGTTGCTAGGTGTCACGTCAATGCTGCCGATCTTTACATTCTTGTAATCTTCCAGCCCGCTCAGCCCCAGTGCGTCGGTGTTGTTGTTCAGGTACACCGCCAGCACGACCTCGGCATATTGCACCTGCACCGGGATCTCATTGTCGTCGAAGTAGTCCGTCGTGATGCGGAACGGAAACCCAACGGCGTAGGTATTGATGTAAGTGTCAGGCCGCCTCACGCCAGTCCGTGGCCATTGCAACGCCTGGGTATCGGTGCTGCGTGCACCTAGGAACCGCTCACGGTCGAGCCGTTGCGTTGCGGTGAACAGCGCCCGGTTCTTCTGATCCGTCGTTGCAGATGCCCATGCGATGACGTCATCGTCTTGGATGAAGCCGTCAACTATCGCCTGCGCTGCTGCCAGGGTCAGGTAGCTGTTTGCGTCGGCCGCGCCTGGCGTGGCCACGATTGCGATTGCCATCGTCAGGTTCCGGTATGTCTAGTTTAGGCTCCGCCATAGAGAAAGAGGCCACCTCCGTAGAGGCAGCCTCCCGTTCACGCAGTCGCCGAAAAGCGAACAGACCCATCAGTCGCGCTTGAGCAGCACGGTCAGGATCACACCAGCCAGATTGGTGGTGGTGCCGGTCACGTCAAACGACAGGCGATCGCCAGCCTCAAGGACCAGGTTGGCGGTGGTGTCAGTCAGAGCCGGAGCCTGACTGGTTAGAGCGGTGCCCTTGAGGTTGATCTTGGTGGTGCCGAGCAGGTCATCACCAGCGGTTGCGGCTTCCGTGCCTTGGCAACGACGGATCGTGCCGGTGACAGCAGAACCGTCATCGCCAGCGACGGTGTGCACTTCACGGATGCTCACCACTTCGCACTTCACCGGAGCGGTGAAGAACTGCACATCAGCCACCGAAGAGGCGATGTAGTGGGTAGCAGTGATGTACTGCTCGTTGGACAGCTCGAACTGGGAAGGTTGTGCCATGGCTAGTTACCTCAGTAGTTAGAAGTACAGGTAGCACGCACCACACCGATATTCTTGGTCTCGTACACCTTCGTCCAGTTGCCAATCGTCGCCAGTTGTGCCTGGGTGGGGTTGACAGTGCCGACAGTCCACTTAGCGCCAACCGGGTGGTAGCAGTAGTGCAGGTCGATCGACATGGCATCGCTCTTGGCGAGGATGTCACGATCGGTTTCGGTCTGCATTGCCATCTGCTCACCGCTGGCGATAGCGCCGGCAGTGAAGAAATACACCGGATAATTGGTGCTGGTAGGTGCCAGGTCGTCCGAGACGATCACGCGCAGACCCATGTAGGTCGGGACGCTCACCTCGCCGAAGGCAGCAGCAATCGAACCGCCCGACTGGGTGGACGTGGTGCCGCGTGCATCAGTGGTGGCGACATAGTCGATCGCTTTGCGCTCAACCAGGTCGTAGTAGATCGCCGAGTGCATAGCAACGGCGGTCAGCTTGTCGCCTTGATCGCCCAGCTTGGCGCGAACCTTCGCAACAGTGCGAGGGCTCAGGGTGCCCATGCCGGTCGTGTCAACACGCAGATCAGTGAACGCAGGGCTATCGGAACCGGTGAGGGCACCGAAGACACCCTCGAGGCACTTGATCAGGTCCTTCTGCCGCTGGTTGGCGACATAGTCAGCCACCTTGGCGCCGATGGCAGCCATGGGGTCAGCGCCAGCAGCCAGGGCTGCCAGATCGCGGGCTTCCCATGCACGACCACGGTGCAGGATCACGCCAACTTGCTTGTCAGCAGTGATCTTGCTAGGCGACAGGCTGGTGCTATCGGACAGCACCTCGAAGTCGCCAGTCAGGTTGGCCTTCCAGAAGGGAACGTTGATGTAATCACCACCCTCAGTAGCGTTCAGCTCAGCCATCGGCTGCACCACACCGCTAGCCAGGAAGGCGTCGCGCTGGGTGGTCTGCTCAATGACATAAGGCGTGAACACTTCTGGGATGATGATGTCAGAGCGAAGAGTCGCCATGATGAATCACCAGAAATGGTTTACGGTGTGGGCGCAGCCCGTATCACCAGCGCAGCCGGTTAATTGCAGCTTAGCGGTTGGCGGTTGCTTTCATGCGCTCGTACAAATCACGATCAGTGCGGAATAGTCTGGCCTGCTCAGTCAGGTTGAACGATTCACGGCTGAACGGGTTTGACATGCCAGTCGGGATGCTGCTGCTGACACCACCAGATGGCGCACCACTACCCTGCGGCTTGGGTTGCTTTTGCATCCATGCCGGCAACGTCTTGGCCCATTCGCTGACTGGTGTGCGCTGGTACCCATCGACCACGACGACAGTGCCATCAGGATCGCGCTCGATCTGATCGGCACTCAGCTTGGTCTTGAGCACCATGTCTGGATCGTGCACGATGTCAGCCAATGCCGTCACGGCTGGCGTGACCAGCTCCAGCTCACGCACGCGGGCCTCGAGTGACGCAATGCGCTGGTCCTTTTCCGCCGTCGCCTCACGGTACTGCTGCTCCAGAGCCTGTCGCGCCTCTTGATACTTGCCTTGCGACTCAAGCTGCTGCTGTTCATAGTTGCGCTTGAACTCCAGCAGTT